GCGTCGATCACGCAGGCAACATCCTGTTGCGCCGCCCCGGCGAACAGGTCTTCCGAGCGCACGCCGCGCACGTAGGCCGTCAGCTCAGCCTGCGGTCCGTTCAGCACCGTGTAGGTCTGCGCGCGGCCATAGCGGCCGAGCGCCCAGCGCATGCTGGCGGCGATGCGGTCGACGAGGTTCATGGATCATGGCCCCGGCGGCGGCAGCGCATCGGTCGACGGCAACGGGCCGCCCAGCATCGAGCGCCAGTCGATGTAGGTGTCGAGCTGGCTGGCGAAGGGCCCGAGCAGCGGATCGGTCGCGCCCGCGCCCTTCATCGCGCCCAGGACGAACGCATTGGCGTCGCTCAGCTCCACGTCGCCCACGTCAATCGCGCTGATGCGGGTGGCGTTGCCGCTACCGAGGCCGGCCTGCTGCGACTGGCGCGACTGCCACAGCACCTGCACGCAGCCCAGCAGCGCCTCGTAGAGATCGGCCGGCAGCTCAGCGAAGCCGGCGGTGTATTCGACGCGGGCGCGGCCAGCGAGCAGGAGGTGGCGCAAGTCGTAGGGATGGCCGTCGAGCCCGACCAGCTTGCCGCTCGCGCCGTCGAACAGCAGGCGCGCGACGTCCTGATCGGCCCCGTCGAGCACCAGCTTGGTGATGGTCTGCACCGGGAAGACGCGCAGGAACACCGAGCCCGAAGGCCACTGGCGCGCGGCCGGCGGCTGGGTCAGCGTCACGCCGGTCGGCACCAGCTTGCCCCAATCGTCGGCCCAGCCGCTCGACAGCGACAACGGCCGGCCGGTGTACTGCTGGAAGCGGGCCCACACGCCATTGACACGCCGCTGCAGCCACGCGTCGTTGCTGGCGTCGCCCGCCGCGATGCCGAGATCGTCCTTGATGGTGGCCAGCTCGACCGGCGCGTGATCCGCCATGGTGGCCCCTCAGTTGTTCGGGCAGTCCGGCATCGTGCAATCGGCCGGCTGCATCGAGCCGTCGTTGCAGGGGCAGCCTTCCACCGGGCAGTCGGGCGGCATGGTGCCGTCGCGCTTCGGCGTAGCGATCCTGAGCGCCTCGTGCACGGCCGCCCGGAACACCGGCCGGACGTCGCCCGCGCGCTGCCCGTCGACGAACAGCTCGCCCATCGGCGTGAGCGAGAAATGCGGCGTGCGAAGCTGCAGCATCTTCTCCATGACGTCGGCGCGCAGCCGCTGGAAGTGCTCGGCCACCACGTCCGCGACCAGCGTCGCGATCTGCTCGCGCGATAGGCTCTGGCTCATGCAGCCCTCCGTCCAAGGCGATCCCGCAGCAGTGCCCGCACCAGCGCGGGATCGAGCCCCTGCTCGGTCGCGTCGCTCGGCGGCGCCACCGGCGGCGGCGGTGCCGGCGGTGCTGCGCCACGCTCACCAGCCTGCGAGAGCGGCACGTACTGCATCTGGATGTGCGGCTCGTCGCCGCCGTCGACCGGCTGCAGCCCTTCCTGCGCGCGCACCTCGTTGATCGTCGTCCAGGCCGAGCGCAGCGCCGTCTCGTAGGCTTGGAAGCGCACATCGATCTCGGCGCGCAGCAGCGCGCTAAGGTCGAACTTCATTTCGTAGTCGACCGGGAAGTCGAAGGCGCGCGTGAAGCGCTGCTCCAGCGCCTCGATGTGAGTGCCGAGGCAGCCCGACAGGTAGGCGCGATTGAGCTGCTCGGAATTGCGATAGGTTGCCTTGCTGGTGTCGCCGAGCAGGAACAGCGGCACGCGGAACACGCGGGCGACGTCCTCGACCGACCAGCGCAGCTGCTCGATGAGCTGCGCGTCCTGGGCGGTGATTGTGAGCGGCTCCCACTTCAGCCCATCGGGCAGCACGGCGGTCTTGCCGTAGCGCGGCCCCGAATAGTTGTTGTCCCACTCCTCCTTGAGCCGGTCGGCCGTCTCTTTCGAGATCTTGCCCGGCGCGTTCAGCGTGCCAGCGGGCCGCGAGCTGTTGCCGAAGAAGCTCTGGCTGTTGCGCAGGATGTGGAGCCCGACCGCGCTCGACGCCGCCGCCGCGAAGATCGGCGTGACGCCGACCAGCGGATAGCCCGGCAGCATCGGCAGCCGGTGATGGATGATGTTGCGCTCGGGCACCATGGCGCCCGGTGTCAGGCCGGCCAGCAGGTTCTCGCCGCAGCGGTAGAACACGTCGCCGGTATCGGGCACGACGAACGGCCGCGTGGTGCGTGGGTCGAGCACGTGCATCCCGCTGATCTCGCCCCGCGCGTTGCGGCGTGCGAAGGCATAGGCGTTGCCCTGCAATAGCGCGCTCAGCATGTAGAGCTGCATGAAGTCGGCCGCCGTCTGATACTCGTTCGGCTGGCGCATCAATTGCGCGTAGTAATCGCGGCGCTGCACCTCGCGCGCGCCGGTCGCGGTGTTCACCTTGAACACCTGCATCGGCAGCTTCGCGATGTCGCCGCTAATGATCGTCGTGCATGCGTAGACCGCCGAGAACGCCACGAGCTCGGGTGCGGGCCAGCCGGCGCCGTTGAGGTTCATCTGCCACGACCCCAGCGGCCCGCGATCCCCGGTGCCCCAGCCGGCGCCGCCGGGCCAATACCACTGGCCGCTGCCCGGCACGTTGCGGCGGAAGCCGAGGCGCAGCGCGACGCGATCCATCCAACCCGTCAGGGCGTTGGCCATCGAGGCACCTCCGCGAAAAAGAACCGCGCGCCGGCTGTCACGACCGGCGCGCGGTGAAGTGAACGCGGCCGCCCCCTCGGCTGCTTTCAGGCCGGTTAGACCGGCACAACACCAGTGATCATTGCGACGCAGCCGTCGTGGCGCTTGGCCCAGTATTGGTACTGCTCAGCCTTGATGCCGAGCATGTTCTGCTGCCAGAGCGAAACCAGCGGCGTCGGCGGCGTAGCCGGCGCGCTGTCCATCTGCAGCGACGCCTCGTTGCTCGCCTCGATGTCCACCACCGGATCGGCGGCGTGCAGGATTTGCGAGCAGTCGGCCAGGATCATCGTGCCGAGCGGGATGGTGTTCGACTCGACCCACGGGTAGCCCTTGAGATTGCCGTTGGCCATCTCGGGGAACGCATAGTTGAGGTACGTCGGGATACGCTGGTTCTGCAGCGCCACGCGCGTGCCGGGGTTCATGAGCCAATAGACGCTCGTGAACGGCATGTTCGCGGCGATCAGGTCCTGCAGCGCCTGCGTCATCGCCGCGTTCAGGTCGGCCACGCCGCCGGTCGCGGCCGCAATCGGCACCACCCCATTGGTGATCGACGCCGGGTTGACGTTCGCGACCGCCACCACGGTGGGATCGGTGAACTGCCCGTCGAGGTACGTCGCGATGGACGCCACCAGATCGTCGCGCACGAGCTGCTCGGCGCTCGGATCGGAGAAGCGCGCCAGCTCGTCGGTGATAACGACGATCACCGCGACCTTGGCGAAGGGGATCGGCAGCCGGTCGAGGGTCAGCGCACCGGCCGGCTTCGACGTGCCCTGCCCGACCCAGCCGACCGACGCGGCACCCGTCTGACGCGGGATCGACACGTTGAACGGCACGGGGCGCAGCGGCAGCTTGCCGATGATGGTCGCCGGACGCAGGAACTCGATGAACTCGCTGGCGAGGTTCTGCGCGTAGACCAGAGGGCCCGCCCACGTCGCTGAGGTGGTCGTGCCGGCCGCGACGGCGGCACGGTAGACCTCGCCCGGCAACTGGCCCGAGCGGGCGATCTGCGCGAGCACCTCGTAGACCTCCGGCGTTTGTTCCTTCCAGCGCGCGGCGTACTCGGCCGCCATCTGGAAGTTGCCCTTGGTCCGACCGACCGCGAGAGCGAGGCGCACGAAACCCTGCCCCTTGAATGGCTTGTACGCGCGCACCTCGACGTCAGGCGACGGTGCCGGCGTCGGGCTCGGCGCCGGCTGCGCCCGCCCGGCGAGCTGCTTCTCGGCGTCCTCCAGCTTGACGAGCTGCGCATCGATGTCGCGCACTTCGGCCTGATCCTTGTCGAAGGCCTTCTGCTCGTCCTCGGTGAACAGCCGCGACTCGTTGGTGGCGGTGTCGCTCAGCGCCTGCATGGCGTCGAGGTGGGCGTTGCGCTTCTTCTGCAGCGCCTCGATCTGCTTGCGAATAGACATGGCTCAAACTCCCCGATGATCGGGTGGGACACCCTGATGCCTGCCGAGGCGGGCTAGAGTGATGGTGCGGCTGCGCGCTGCTCCGGCGACCCGGGCGGCAGTCCCGTCGTCGAACAGGCAGCGCATCTCGTCGGCGCTCAGTGCGAAGCTCTTCGCGAGCGCGAGTGCGTTGGGATTGGCGGGCACCGGAACGACGCTCAGCTCCAGCAGCTCCTGGGCGATCCACTCGAAGCCGGTCACATGCTGCTCGGCGTCGAAGATCGGGACCGGCGCGGCGAGCGGCATGAAGCCGACCGACACCGCGTTGAGGAAGCCTTGGTCGACGAGCTGCCACACCGAGTCCGCGAACGCGGTCGCGCCCTCGGGCAGGAACTGCGCGTGGGCGATCAGGCGCGTGCCCTCGACGGCAATCGGCTCGACGCGACCGACCGGCAGGTCGCGGCTGTTGTGGCCG